CAAGCATCTGAATAAGTGTTTCCTGCTTTATACCTCTTACACTCTATAAGGTATGGAAAAGTATCGTCTTCTATCAAAATGTCTCCTCTATCTGCCGTCCTATACTGCTCTATGTCTCTCTTAACGAAACCCTTGATGTTTAGATCAAGTTGTAAGTTCTTACAAATTTCGCGCTCGAAAGATGCCCCTTTAGCACGACTGTTAACCATCTACCTCTATAAGCTCCTCATCATCATACTCGACATTAATACCGAGTGTTTTGATTTTGTCAGACAGATAATCTTGCATAGCCATGTCAGCCAATACGCCTTTTGGTATGCGCGTATGATTACTTATACTGTCAAGCATTACAGTAGTTTTGCTACTTAATCGCAAACACTGCTGTTTTACCTCTTGTCTTTGTTTCATAGTCACTCCTCAATATTTTGTTTGACACTATTGCATTTATTCGATATCAGAAAATATGTCAACACGGAAACGTAATATAATAAAGCATAAAGAAAGGCTAAGAAAATGAAGATCGATAAAAATGTTCCTATTCCGACAAAATCAAAACGGGATAATTTAAAAGATATGTCGAAGCTTATGGAAGTTGGCGACAGTATATTATGCAGACCTAGCCAAGCAAATCAAATTGCACAGTATTTGTATTATATGCACTGCCCCTCTGAACACTGGAGCGGCAAAGGTAAATTAAGTCGCAAACTTTTTGCCTTAACCGTAAAGGAAGGTAACAAGAGAAGAGTATGGAGAGTAAAATGAAAGTAGATATTAGACAAATTGCAGTTACACACATTATAAGATCAGGTCAGGCTTTTGGTAAATGTTTGCGAACATTTGATGAAATTTTTATAAATAAAAAATTTGTTAATGATTATGATCTTGAGGTAAATGATACTTTTTTTGCAGAAGTTACTGAAACTTCAGAGGGAGAAAAAAAGACGTTTATCGACAGAGGCAAAGACGTAAGTGATTATAAAATAAAAGCTATATATGATGAAAACAGTCCATTCATTCATTTGCTGCAAGAATATAAAGCAACAGGAAATTTTAATATAGCTGAGAAAAAACCTGATGAACGGCTTATTAATTGGGATGAGGCTATTCTTACAATATTAAAAGATAACGATAACTTCATGACAACTAGAGATGTGATTGATGCGTTACAAGAAAAATATAAAGATGCTGGACAGGCACACTTTACTGGAACGAATATAGGTAATAAGCTGAGCAGCCTACATAGAGTAGGTAAGGTGGCTAGGTTAGCCCTATCTGTAGACGGTGGGAATAAGAGAGTAAGCGAAGTTTGCTGGTGTCTCTCAGATATTGCCACTGAATTGTATAGAAATAATGTGTTTGGAATTTTTGAGGATGAAGAAAATAACGTGCATCACTTGTAATAATACAGGTTATATTGAGGTAGAGGTGGTGTATCCAGTGAGCTTTTTGCCTAACATTGGATACGTCACCAAGCAGAAACAAATTTGCGAGGATTGTGACAATGGAACTGAAACCAGAAGACAGGAATCTGAGAGACAGTTTAAAGAGGGAAATACAGAGACTAGAGCCAATGGCGCTATTAGATGATGCGCCGCCAGAGATTAAGCAGCAATTCAGAGAAGCACAAGCTGCAATGAAGGTTCTTATTAGTAAGTTACAGGCAGAGGGCGTAGATATATGAGTACGCACACGCTAAAGGCTAACAGGCGTCACCCAGATGCAGATAGGGATTGCATACAGGTAGGCCATATAACTTTTGAGTTTAGCAGAAAGAATAAAACTTTTGCATTAAAAGCTGGTGAAGCTGCAAATGCGAAAGACCGTAGCCCTTTGTTTTCAGGGCTTATTGAGAAAGGGATGCACAAAGAGCTATTGCGCTTAGCATCTGTATTTAGACAAATAGAGGAGAAAGATAATGAGCCAGTTAAAGGAACTAATTAATTCCACAGATATTGTTGAAGTAAATGGTGAGGTGGGCATATCAATGCCTGACAAAAAATTTCGCCTAACGCCTGAAGAAACTGAAACTTTTCTAGCACATTTAAAGCAGTTAATGGATGAGGTGGAATTTATAGAAGGAAAAGAATGGAATAAAGATTTTAAAAATCTTTTAAACAATGCTTTAAGTAAAAAAAATGACTGAAGAAGAGATAGCTGAGATTTGGCGAGACATGGTTAAAGGTGAGAAAGACGCCCATCGCAGGATGCTGCATGGGTCAGCCAAAAGCATAACGCAAGAGAATAAATTTAAGCTATTAAAAAATAACGGTAAGCGTAATCGTGAGGAAGCCTCTAGTGAAACCAATACGAGCAGGAAAAGTATAAAGTTAAAAGGCTTCCTCTAAAGTTAGATTAACATAACGAGCAGGATAGGCAATGGAATACTATAGTTTATTAACAGTGGTCTATGAGCAAATGGGTCATACATGGGAATTTAGCATTTGGTTTCCTAGTGAAGATAAATGCTGGAGCGTGCTAACAGAGGTTAACACGATATATGACAGAGTTAAGGCCACAGAAGGCTACTGTCAGGTCACTGAGGTAGCCTCTAAGATAGTTAAGCCAATGATTAGGCCTTGGTGATTAAACCATTAACTCAAAGTGTGGAGCATCAATAAATGGACGCCTATTTTGTGAACGTCTAGTATCTATGTAATCGTTCATAGCGCTTTCCATATCACCTTGCCACTGAGCAATATTAGGCACTGTCCATGCTGCTCCCCATCTAATTGGAACGTCACATACTCTAGCTGCTTCTGCCATTGCGTCAGCTATTTCATCATATAGATTTAGCTCCCAGCGTCCACCATTCACATAGGCCATTAGATCAACAGCGTGTCCATCAATGTGTTTTGACCGCATGGTTTGGCTAGCACCTTTTGCTACCAAAGCCTTCTGTTCTTCAATAGTTCTAAGCCCACATATTACTGAAAAGTCTTGCTTACTCACACCTATAGCGTAGCGCACAACAGCATCCATGCGCTCGTCTATGCCCTCTAGCTTTGCTAAACTACTTTTACCTAACTTGTAGCTCATTTTTTTAATCCCTTCATTGTTCTAATTCCAAAAGAGGCAGCTATGCTGGCATACATTGCCCAGCTAAACCACTGTGGCGCAGCCTGTAAATTCTCAAAACCTTGTTTCATATAAGGCTGTAACCAAGGCACAAATGAGCCTAGCACTATAGCAATAAAGCATAGAGTCCACGCCTCGTCTTTCCAAGAGTCTGCACTGGCCTCTATTGCAGCTTGTTCCCAACTAATCTCACCTGTTGCAATCTTCATTTTGGTTTCGGCTTCAGCAGCTTTTACCTTTGCCTTACTATCAATGTAAGTTGTAGCTAGACCTGCTACACTTTGTAATATCCCTATCATTGCCCTTTACCCATGTTTGTAAATCCATAATAAGCAGCGACTATAGCAGCAATACTTACATAGTATATATTGCTCATGCTGCTTAACATTTCTGACGCTCTAGGTAGCTCCATCCACTCTGTAAACACTACACCGAAGGGGAACAAAAGCATACCAGTAAGGCTAAACCATGCCATTCTGCGCTGTGCATCTCGTTTTGCGTCAGCATCAATCATTATTCTACGGCGATCCTCAAGCATAATTGCACGCTCATCTGGATCAATCTTGCCATTATCGTTTAAGTCGTATTTTGCTTTGGGCATTTGCGTACTCCTGTACTATCCTACGGTTATATCCCAGTATTATTAGTCTACCACGTTTATCATATGCTGCAAACTTCTTACCGTGTTCTATTACTATTGGGTCATGATCTCCAAACACGAAACCTTCATGCTGTTGTGTGTCACCAGTATGTTTGCTTTCTTTTTTTCTTTTTGGCACTCTTCAAAATCCGAAAACGTAGCAATCTGATAGTATTTTAAATTATCTGTATTAATAAAATGCAGAAAGACTAAAACATAAATCATCTAAAATAATCCCTAACATCAATCCAACCCATATAATCCAAGTACAGCGCAGAGCCAACAGCGCTGAACAGGAGTAGCACAACAATTCCAGCTATGGTTATCATCAGTTCTTGACGTTCTATAGCCTCACGGCGCAGCCTAGCCTCCATCTCGCGCTTTTCTTGCAATACTTCTTTTCTAATTCGTAGCAACGCCTGCCACTGAGATAATCCTAGATTATTTGTCACCCACTCGCGTAACTCCTCTTCAGCTTGAGCAGCCTCACGTTCTTTTGCCCATCTGTCCAACGCTATAGAGTTTACATCTGAACTACTAACGCCCTTCTTTTGCAGTTTTTTCTTAGCCGCATCTGTAGCATCGAAAAAGTTTCCGATTTCTTTAGATAAAGACGCTACTGTTTTTCCTGCGGCAAGTCCTGTTTTCAGTCCTGCTAGTATTGTTAAAGGGTCTATTTTTACATCCCATCGTTTTTAGTAAACTGTAAGGTTTTTTCTATTACTGCTATGCGTGATTGTAGCTTGATGATTTCCATCATATGAGCAGCCATGCCGCCCAAATCCTCATTGATCATTTCAACATCTTCCCAAAGCTCATCGTCTGCATCTTCCATGTCTTCATAAAACTCTGCAAGTATGTCGATTATTTCTTGTAAATCTTCTTGGTTTTTCTGCACATCCCTAATTAAATTAGTTCTGTCAGTCGCATTATTCTCTATTGTAAGTGTGTTTACTTGCTCTGTTAGACTTTCAATAACAGAGGCTTGCTGAGAAGCGTACCATATACCACCGCCCACGGTACTGACTATCGCCACCACTGCACTTGCAGCAACGGCTATATTTACCTTAGGCAAGTCCATGCTAGTAACTGCCTTCCCAAACTCTAAGCTTGCTAAATTCGTTACTCATTAACTTACGTTTTAGCACATCTTTAACGGCTTGGGTATCCGTCCATTGTACGCCAGCTTCTTTTAGCCACACGTTGAGCAATGCCATATCAACATTCCCAACGTGCTTATAATCTGAACCAAAATCATTGCCAGTTACTTCTCTTGCTTGCTCTGCATCTTTTAACATATGCGTTGCGTCAAAAGTATTTTTGATGATCATTTTGTCATCATCAAAGGTAACTGTCTCTTTGATTTTAGTAGAGTGACTAGGCATCTTCCCAAGCCTCATTTTCTGGCGTGCTAGGGTCATCCGCTTTTAGAGTACCGTCTTTATTTCTTGCTCTCTTTTTTTTTGCGGTAGTTTTCTTAGCAGGCTTGGGCTTAGCTTCTGTTTTTAATATCTCAAATGCTGAAGGCTCCATGACCATTATTTTCTTAACTTCTGCATCAGGTAGCTCAACCTCATCACCATTTCTAAAGATACCTTTAGATGTTGAGATACTTCTATCTTTTACTAATACCTTCATTTCTTTCTCCTTTTAAAAGTAGGGGCAGTTATGCCCCTACCTACTATCTTATTATGAAGTTGTATTGTCAGCAATAATACCGTTTGCTTTTTCATTTTTAGCGCACAGTGTAAGCTCTGTTACAACTTGTCGTTTGCTGCTATCGCCTGTTTTTGCAAGCTCTACGTTTTTAGTTGGACGTAGCACAGCAACTTCCCACATATCATCTTGCATGATGAATACGTCACGCGATCTGTTCTCGCGGCTTGGGATGAACTCCACAGTCCCCCACGGAGTCACATATACCGCTAAACTTTTGATAACACGCTCATCACCGCCCTGTACATTTGAGCGTTGGTTGTTGTTACCAGTGAACGCCAATGCTTTATTCATCTGAAATGCAGATAAATATACACTGTCTGGATTCCCTCCGTTCTCCCAAATTGACTGCATAACTGTGTCAAATTTGGTTTGTGAAAACGCTGTTGGAGTACCGTCATCAGTTCGAGCGTCAGTACCGTCACCAGTTGGGTTAGCACCAGAGTTACCTGATTGGAAATCAACATTTGTTTTAATCCAAGACGGTGCGCCTGCCAACTCTCTCGCGGTACTGGCGTTCCCTGCTACTTTTGCGTTATTGTCAAAGAGTGCTTTTTCGATGTCTAATTTTTGCTCTTTTGCAATTTTTAGCACCTGATAAGCCATCTCACGCTGACGTCCTGCCTTGTCAAGACCCTCATCCGTATCTGGAACAGTCACAGCATTTTTGAAAATCTGTGTTCTGTTGTTCAAACGGCTTGTTGCAGTCATTGCATTAGCAGTAGTCTCGTCTCCTTCGATGTGCGCATTGGCCGCACTCGAACGTAACGCATCTGTTTGCCATTCTACCAAAGTGTTCTTTGCAGTAGTCTTGCGACACTTTGTATGGAATGGAGTTTCTTCAGGGCTAACATTAGTGATAATATCACTCAAGTCTTCCCTAATACCAACAGCATCATAGCTGTCGAATGTATTTGTAGGTTGTGCCATTTTTCTTGTCCTTTCAACGGCTTAAAGCATTAAGTTAATGCTAAGTTCTCATGATCAAGTCGATTGCATCTTCAATTCGACCGCTTTTTTGCAACCTTTGTTGTTGCTTACGCATTTGTGTGCCTTGAGGGTCAGCTACTTTCTTAGCACCAGCCTTTACAACAGGTTTGGCTTTCTTGCCTTTGGCTTCTGCCTTTTTGCGATTTGCAACAATTCTACGATACTTCATGGCGTCATTTGCCATCTGTATGTATCTAGCATCGGCTGTGGCTGCGATTTCTTCATCGCTAAAACCATACTCTTTAGCGCTACTCATTAGTGACTGCCAGTGAGTTTGACTCTTTGCTGGATCAGCCAGTTCAGGAATTTTGCTTCTGATTATTTCGCCTTGCTCTCTAACAAAAGCTTGGTGCTGTTCATCAGCTTGCTGCTGTTGTTGATATTGCAATTGCTGCATTTGCATCTGTTGCTGCTGGTAACTCTGCATATCAGCATCGTACTTTGCCCTTTGCTCCATATAAGCTATGGGGTCACTCTCTGCCAGATTTGCATCTGGTAACTGAGGTGGTGACATAAAGCCTTGCTGCTGCGATTGATTGTAAAGCTGATTTACCGTTTGCTCACGTTGCGAGACTTCGCTGAATTTTTGTTCAAGTTGCTTGCGCATTTGAGCTAATTCTTGAAATCTATTTTGTATTGCTCTTTGACCTGAAAAATCTTGCTTTAACTGCTCTATCGTTACCTTTTCTTCCTTGCCATCAGCCTTGACGGTGTAATACTCTGGCTCAACAGTTTCTTCTTCAATGTCATCTGCTTCAATTTCGGCATCCTCAATATCTTCTTCAGATACCTCTAATTCATCAAGCTCTTCAGTTTCCTCAACTGCTTCCAACTCAACCTCATCGGCCTCTGGAGTTACAGTTGTTTCTTCCTCAACTTGATTAGTTTCGCCTGTTTCTTCTTGCGCTGGCGCTATGATTTTATCAATGGCGCTTTCTATGTTGTCAGTCGCTTCCACGGTGCTGCTCCTTATTGTTTACGATCTAAAAGTGTCTCTGCTGCTATTGCAGCGTCAAGTTGTACTTCGATCTTGTTTAATGCACGCAAAATAGCGTGCGCCTCTTCACGTTGCTCAACGTCTTGAGCATCGCTAGTCGTAAAAAGCCTAATTTGCTCATTACGAACATCCTCAATAAACTGCGTAAAAGCAGTATCGTTTTTTAACCTTTTGGCATCTTCTGCCTGTATTCTTATTTCTGTTGTCATAAGCCTGCTGCTCTAGCGGTCATATCATTTATTTGCCGCTCTCTTTCCTGCTCTGCTTTTATTCTAGCCACATCTACAGTTGATCCATATTGACCTAGCGTTCTAGCTGCATCAACATATAAGTTCTGCGCCATCTGATCCCTCTTTAGATCATCCTGCATAGTCATTTCTTCACGCTTTCTAGCATCATCCATTTGCGCTTTCTGTAAGTCAACTTGCGCTCTAGTCTGAGCCTTCATTGCTTCAGCTTGCACCATCATTGATGCAGGGTCTTGCCCCTGCCCTTGCTGAGCCAGCATAGCTTGCTGTTGTTGCTGCATTTGCATTAACTGCATTTCAATCTCTGGGGTAATTGGCGCAAAGTAACGATCTGCATTTCTAATACCGCTAGACGCTAATATGTCTGCAAGAGTGTTGCGAATGTTTGTAAGCGACACTAAGCCATTCATAGGACCATATGTCTGATAGACCATAGTTTGTTGTTGCAGAGCCATAGCCAGAGCGCTTGTTTTCTCTTCCTCTCTGCCAGTACCAAGACCTACGTTAATGCTAATATCCATATCCACATCAAAAGCTTTGGGATCAACAGGCTGAAAACGCCCATTCATACGCATCATCGCGCCATCTTCCATATTCTTTTGCAGCAATCTCAACATTAAGCCAAACAAGTCTCTCGCACCGTCAGCTAGGTTTCTCACCATTACTTCCACTTGCCCAGCAGCAGCCTGCACAGTAGCCTGTACAGCCGCTTTAGTTGTAGACTGCATAGCATCAGGGTCTAGCCCCATAGAGGCCTTAGTAACGCCTGTCTTACCCTCTACAAGCTGATCTAGATAAGTTAGTGCGCCTAGTGTCTGACCTGCTGTAAAAGGCACAGCTAAATCCTGTACTGCGCCAGCCTGACGCATACGAACAATAGCGCCAATCTCATTGTTTAACACATCGTCTATATTGACTGCGCCATCAACTATACCAACTCTGGGGTTATTAGTCATAGCCACGTTATCCAATATGCCTCTTAAAATAGAGGTTGCTGCGTCCTGATCATCTATGACTAGATCAGCAATGCTTCTGCCATAAAATGTGTGGGGTTCAGGGTCTACTTCAAATTTTGCAAAAGGTAATTCGTCTGCTAACTCATAATCTAGCAATTTGTACTTTGTTCCACCGCATAGAAATCTATGCAACACAGCAACCCCTGTTCCGTCTACATCCATTCTCATATAAGCCTCTGTAACAGTGACTTGCCTCATAGATGGATCAGAGCTTGTTTCATTAAAGTCATCCTCATAGCCTTGACGCTCATAACGCTCTGCCTCAGTCATTTCTGTGCCTGCGTCAAAGCTATCTAAATCAAGAACCATTTCCGCATCATAGCCCATAGCTATAAGATCACTTGCTCTCATTTCTGATCTATGCACAACAACATGAGCATCCTGCATAGTTCTTGCATTTCTATCCACAAAAAACTCTTCTGGCGGTACGCTTTCTATACGAAGCCTGCCAGTAGTTTCTCTGCGCGATACTTTAGCAGAATGAACAGGTGTGCTTACTTCAACACCTTGTTCATCCATACTCATCTCCTGCTCGACAGTATGCTCAAGAACCGTTACATCATCATCCTGTACTAAAAACGTATACTCATCATCAGATAGGTTTGTATAAGTATATATTTCTGCTGTAGGAGTTTCTTCAAAGTAAGCTTTAACAATACCTTGCTTTTTGATTAGCGCATCGTGAAACGCATCATTCAACACCCTATAACCATTGCTACGCTGAAACTCGTAGTGAACGTAATCAGTAGCCTGCTCTGCCATATTTACATCTTCAGGACCATGCGGCATAAACTCTACTGGTCTTGCAGTGCTTAAAAATACACGCATCAAACTTGGTTTAATCGCACGCACCGTATCTCGAACCTTAGTAGCGACTACTTTGCTCCGACCATCCTCATAGCCTATATCTACCTCACCATCGTAATAGCGTTGCGACCTGATACGATCTTCTGATATTTCGCTTTCTACAAAGTCTACTGCATCATCTATAGCGTTTTGAACAATAGTTTCTATTTCGCGTTCTGTTTTAGCTTTTAATTCCATCTATTGCTCCTGTAGTGTTGCCGAAGCTCCAACCAAGTAAGGCGCTATGCTTCTTTCTATTCTTGCAAAGTTTTTAGGGTTTTTAACATCTAAAAGTAAACTTTTAAACAACTCTTCATCTTCAACAGCACGCATCATTAGCTGCTCAGCTTTATTTGATGTTAATCTATTTAATAAAGCTTTCATTCTTTCTGAACCCATTTGAGCCGCTTGCAACCCACCACCAGCCGTAGGTCCACCTAATTGAGCCGCCTGTTTAGCTGCGTATATTCTGCCAATAATCTCTACAAGTTTGTTCGTTTGAAAAGGACTTATTCCCTCTTTTGTAGAGCGCCCTACTCTTGCTATATCTAATTTTTTTACTTCTTTTGTAATTAAATTTAACCTATTTAATTCTGCACTCGTATAAACCTGATTAGCTACAGACTTAAATGTTTCATCATTAAGTTCGCTTTCTAACTTAGTTCCTCTTACTTGTGACGCAGGCAAATCTACATTAGCTGCAACTTGTGGTGTATCTATGGATTTGCTTAAAACTCTTTGAGACAATGCAGATTTTATTCCATTTAAAGCCTGACCTGTTGTATCTTTCTTTGCAGTTCTAACTAGATTAGCCATTTCTATTTGAGGGTTTTGAGACTCAAAAATATTATTTAAAGCTACTTTTGTATTTGACTGAGAAAATCTTGCTAAAGTACCAGCTTCTACATTTGCTACCAAGTTTTGCCCTGTTTGAGCAATATCTTCTATTTTCTGCTTAGTATTTAAGGCGTTCTCTACATCTGTTTTTATAGCAGCAAACTCTGGAGAGTCTAAAACTCTATTATATTTTTGTAAAAAACTATCAGCTTTGCTTTGATTAAATTTACCATTAGGAAAAACATCTTTATCAAACCTCACTCTTAAAAAGTTTGTTATCGCTCCTATACCCTCATCTCTACCAGCTTCAGTAAATTCATCGCCAGATAAAGCAGCTTTAAAATCTTTAGTAGATAATAAATTTTCTACATCACTGCTTTTAGCTAAAGATTTTTCTAAAGTAAGCTCATCTCTTACATTCGGATCACCTGTTGCTTTTTTAGCAAGCAAATTACCTACAGTTCCACGAGAAAATTTATCGTGATATATTCTAGTAAAGTCTCTAGCTTCAGCTATTGCTCTTCCAACATCAGTAGCTAAATCAACATTATTTAAATCCTCTAAAATGTCATTAGCTATTTCATTAGCCAATCTAGCCATATTACTGTTTGGGGTTGCGCCAGATGAAGCATCTCTAGACCTTGTTCTGAGCTTAGAATATAAATCAAGTAAATCTTTAACTTTTATCTCTTTATTCTTTTTTGCATATTTTTTACGAAATTTATTAATTTCTGGCGGCATATCTGCTTTAGAAAATTCACCTAAATTTTTCTTTTGAGTAATAACAGCCTGATTAGTTAATGGTGAGCTTATTTTCTGTTCTTTCGGAATACGATTCCACAGCCTATTTCTTTCTACCTTTGCAGCATTTTTAGCTCTTAAAAGTTCTGCAGTTAGTATAACGCTAGACTGCATATCATCTGCACCCTCATCTGCTATTTTAGTCTGTGCAGATTGTTGTGCAGCCTTTACATATTGATTAACTCTATCAGTAAATGCTTTTACTCTTTGTGCCATAAAAGCTTGAGTGTCCTGTACGTTTCCTTCAGGAGTAAATTCTCTTCTAGCAATTTCATCCGACTCTGCCCTTCTAGTCTCAATTCTTTCTTTTACTAGTGGGTCTCTTTCCATTGCTTCACGCTCAACCCTTGCAAAGTATTCCTCACCTGTTTTTTGCATTGGGGTTAAGTTTAATGGGCTTTCTCCCATTCTATTCTCAGCTATGTTTGTTGCCGCTTCTCGCCCTCCTGCACCAGCCACAAGACGATCAGAAACAAGCCTTTCCGCTCCTGCTCTGCTAAAAGGTGCGATAGCTGCTTTTGTTCCCTCATATGCGTTTGCAATAGGTCTAGCCACATATGCAGCAGGTGGTAAATTTAAAGCAAGATCACCTACTTGCCTTGCTTGATCTGTTGCAAGCCTTGCTCCTGCTGGCAATACGCCAGTAGCAATACTACCTAAGACACCAGCAACATCCTGAACAGGTTGCGGATAACCTCTATCAGCAGCCTCACCTTGAGCAACCCTACCACCTGCACCAGCTAAAAGCTCTGCTAAAAATCCACTTTTAGTTGCCATTGTTGGATAAATTCTATCAGCAATTGCTCCTGTTATACCTTGTGCGCCCCTTAAAGCTTTTACACCAGCCGTAAACGGTAAAGCATATGATGCAGCCTCACCTATACCCTTACCAATTCTCTCATCAACCGTTTGAGCTTCGCCTTCTGCAACATTTATATTCGCCATATCCATAAGATTTTTAAGGCCAGTTTCAGCCGAACCTGTGTATTGGTCAAATGGATTTATCAAATCCACCATGCCACCTACACCCTCTGCAATCTCTTTATTAATTTGCCCCATAATATTAGAAAAAGTAGATTTTTTAGGTTCAGCGTTTTCCTGACTATTTGCTAATCTATTAGCAATTACAGCTAATTTTGCAGCGTCCTCTTTTCTTCCAGCCGCTTCTGCGTTTCTTAGAGCTTCTAGTGTTTGTTCTAATTGAGACATATTAATAAACCTTAATCGGCTGTTGGAACAAATTGCGGTGTAGTTACGTTAAGCTTTTGCTCATTAGGCAAATTTCTATTAATTAAATCTATTTCATCTGAAGAAAGATTTGGCGCTGATTGTATTGTTGCGTTACCTTGTAAAGATTTAAGAAGAGATTTGTAATCTGCTAAATAGCGTTTTACTTTGGGTAGCTCTTCTGTTGCTAAACTAATTGATTCAGGTTTTACTCTTGTATTTCCACTAACAATGTTTTGATAATGATTTACAGTATCCTCTAAAGCTTTAACCATAAGCTTTGATTTTTCTATAGCATCAGCCACACCAGTTCTAGTTGAGCTAGGATCAATAGTGTAGTTAGCCAAAACCATCTCTCTAGTAAAGTTTGAAGGCCTCCCCTCAACTTCAACAGTAGCAGCAAGAACAGTGTCGGCTTGTAGCTTTCTTAAAGCTGCGTTTGCTTCACCAGCTTCATCAAAAAGAAATTGCCCTACAATAGCGTCTGATATTTTATTAGCTATATTTTTACCAAAACCAGACAGGCCTAACGCTTCTGTAGCATCCTTACCAGTAAATGCTCCTGTTGGCTCTGATTTATCTGTGTCGCTATCTGTTTTTTCAGTCTGACCATCAGCGCCAACAGGCGTAAAACTTTTTACAGACATATCAGCTAAATTATATAAGAAAGCAGAGCCATTAACTGGATCAGGTATTACTTTAAGAACACCATCAACTAACCCTACAGCATCCTTTCGAGATAAACCATAAGCACCCTGTATTCTGTCAATTTCTTTTTCTCTTTCAGATTTATCCATTGCAGCTTTTACTTTAGCCAATTCTACTTGGTCATTTAATTTTTCTATTCTTTGATTGTTTTGAAAAATTCTATTATCTTTAGACTCTTGCAATCTAGCTTCTCTGTTTAGTTCATTCTGATCCGCTTGAAAATTTCTACCTATTTGATTTTGGTCTGCTTGGAAATCTCTACCTATTTGATTTTGACTAGCGGTAAAGTCTCTACCTATTTGATTTTGACTAGCGGTAAAGTCTCTACCTATTTGATTTTGACTAGCGGTAAAGTCTCTACGATCTCCAGCTAATATTCTTTGTCTCTCAAACGCTAAATCAGCAGCAGCCGTAGCTCTAGCCGCAGCCCTTTGCTCACTTTCTATGTCAAACATTAATTTGTAAGCATCAGCGCCTTTTAATTGACCTGTTCCAACCATAGCAGCAAGCCTATCTCCCATAGGCGTACCTAAACCTTTTAAATACTCAACAGTTTTATTTTTTGCTCTGTTAGCTGTACGTTGCTGCCGTATAGTTTGTAGAGCTTCATTAAGACCCTTATCAGGCTCAAACCTTAGTGTGTTAAATGCTCTTGCTGCTGCACCTGCAAAGTCTCTAAAGTCATAATCTTTAATCATGCTTTACCCCATAAATGAAGGCATACCAGCTATGCCAGAAAGCCCTGCGGTTAAGTAATCCATAATTCCTAATTGCCTAGATTGCGTCTGAGTTTGCGGTACTGGTGCAGCGCCTAACGCAGCAAGAGGTAGCTGTAGTTTGTTCATTGGTGCGTTAGCGTATTGACCGTACTGGCCTCTAGCTGCATTAATAAGGTTTTGCATCAATTGTTGCTGCATAGAACCTTGTTGCAATTGTTGCTGATTAATAGCCTGACCCATGTTAAATGCTTGAGAACCTACGCCTTGCAGACCTTGTGCAGACCTAAAAGCATTATTCATAGCATTGTTAAAGCCTTGCTGATTTAATCTAGAAACCTGATCAAGCGCCTGTTGATTAAAACCTTTTAGTGCTTCAGCTTCCATAATGCCCTGCCTTGAGCCACCATATGCCCCAGCACCTTGAGCTTGTGCGCCTATATTATTAAGCCCCATTTGTGCGGCATTACCTACATCTCGAATTGTAGCATCAACCACTTGTTGCTGATATGGGTTCATAAATTGGTTTACATTTGGATTAGCAAATGCTTGCCCTGCTGCCATTGTTGCTTGTGCAGCCCCCTGAAAGGGGTTCATTGTCATTGCTGGATTTGCTGCGCCTGCCATATTACTTACCCCTCGCCATAGTATCTCTTGATATAGGTTGCACCCCTAAAGGTGAGTTATTTGTATAGCCTGTAGGATTGAAACTTTCTGCGCTGCCTAACGGAGCAGCATTACTACCTGCCTCACCTGTTTGAGGGTTCATAAAAAATGTATCCATGTACTGACTTTGCGCTGGCCTAAACTGCGCTAAGTTTTCAACAGATTGCTCGAACATAGGAGCAGAAGAGTACCCCATAACGCCACCAGCAAACTCTGTTGGTTCAGGCGCATATTGCCCTGCACCAGTATTCATACCAAAGGCTGACGCTGCGTCTTGTGTGTTTTGAAAAGCTGCGTCTTGCATTGGTGTAAATGCTGCAACATCAGGTCCATAATAAGGCGTGTAACCTATATTAGATATTTTATCAGCAAGCGCTAAATTAGATTTAGCAGCATCTTCAATGTAATCTGGTATTTGTGTTGTCGTAGTTCTGCCGCCACCTTTGCCGCCACTCATCTTATATCTCCTTTTGAAATGAAGCGTGCAATGGTTTCCAACCATGCGCCTTCAAAGGTTTCTTCCATCCAAAACGACCTGTAATCGTCAAAGCCTCACACCCATAACTTTTTGCCCAAGCTGTAACATCATTATGCATATCTAGCAATTGATCTAGTTCACCGCCGCCTAAAAACACATTTAGAACCTTTTTTCTAGGATATATCACAATTTCAGTAACAATGCACCCCCTTGGAGTAGGCCATAGCTGCATATTGCCTTCAACAATACCTTTTGCCACATCTTCAAAAATATGTGTACCACCTGAATACTCCAAAGCCGCCTCTATCCAAGGGCGGCATCTTTCTAATTCATTTACTTGTGTGTCTTTAGGCATTTAATATGTAGACAGCGCTACCCTCTTCCAAATTGCTGTTGATCCATCATGTGCGGCAGTGCAGATATAAATATAATTAGCATCCCAAGCTATCATTCCCGCAACATCACCAGCCGCACCAGTGCTACTACTTGGCGTTGCTTGCTTCATAGCAACCTGTCTAAAAGCACCATCGCTTGATACGACAGGATAGTTGTTAGCATCATCCCATAAAAATATACCGTTTTCGGCAGGAATATCATCAGATTGTTTAAAAAATAATTTACCTAAGTTTCTACTTAGAAACAGGTTTATTTCTCTGCCCCACTGACGAATATCTGTACCTATAACTGGCGGTGTAACTGGCACTATCTACGCCCTCCAGCTTTTGTTTCTAATCTCATAGTTCCAACTCGCCAAGCAGTAGCTTTATCGCCATCAACTCTCATTCTCATTTGCCGACCAGTAAATCGTAAAGATGTTGGGTTGCTTGGGTTAAATGGGCCATGCGTTGTTTCTGTATCGTTAGGATGAAACCTAGTTTTAAATTTTAAATCAACATCACCTTGCGTTAGCTCATCAGGAATAACTGATGTAACTTTTGCAACCTGATCACCATTACCAATAGATATTGGACCTGTTTCACAAAAAATAGAACCACTGTCGTAGTTTAAGCCTTGCTCATGGTTATAAATTACAACTGGCTCAATAACATTTATAGTCCCACCCATACCACTATGGTTTGTACAAAAATAATAAAGAGTTGAGGGCGTACTGTCCGAAACAACTATTTGCACATATGCCCCTGCCGTACCTGCCGTACCGACTATTGTTACGCCAGTAGTATAATTTGAGCCGCCACCATGTGTGCCATTTGACGTTGTGGAAAACTGTAGTGGGTGCGTATCATTAGAGGCATCAGATTGATCAAATTTATAAGTGTTACCCTTTTTAAGGGTTAGCGTTGGAGCAGAGCCAGAATGATCTGATATGTAATATTTATTACCGCCATCATCTGCTACCGTTACATTATAAGTAATTGTTTCAGAGTATTCACCACCCATAATAGGCGTTCTAAATACACCTCTTGGCACGCCACCTGTTCTTGAAAGATTACCTATAAGCCAATGATTTTCTAACAAATCTACAGCAACATATCGGTCTATTTCTAAACTATTTGCAGATGGATAAAACCACCAAACTTCACTAAATTCAGTATTGCTTAATGCCCATATTTTAGATTGTTGGTTTACGTTAATATCATCAAAAACATAGTCATGAACTTCGCAAGGTAATTCTTTTACTGAGTTTCCGTCAAAACCAAAAAAACCTTTTTGCCCCATCCAGAACGCACCCATGTCAGTATCAACAGCCGACATACGCGAAACTGCACCACAAGATGTGCCAACTCGATTAAAACCATAAACATAAGGTGGTCCAAGATATTTTGCTGAGAACGCATCGCTATCAGTAATAATTAATGTTTGGCCTCTGGTGTTTAAGCCCTGCATAATCTGACCAGTTGTTTGCAAGGTAAAGTCACCTGCCTCATTTGTTGCCGCTGGCGTCCAAGTTGTGTTTGCTTCTTTGTCGCACCACTGAACTTTTCTAGGTTCACCACCTGCTCCTAATAAAAATATAAAACGCTCTTCAGTCACAACTAAACCAAGATTGTTTGTTGGAGCGTTTGCCACTGGAGCAGCAACGGCTGACGATCCAAGTTGCCATTCCACAAGCGTTCCTGTGTCGTAATGTACACCAACTAAGTATTGACCAAAGTTATCAAGTGACCAAGAGGTTGCTTCTGAATATGTGCCTGTTGCTGGTCTTTGTGTGCCAAAATATCCAGTGCCGTAAAATCCACCACCAAATCCTAAGTTTTGTGCAGCATCTTCACGGCCTGTACTCATTGTGGCTGGAGTTATGTCGTAAGCTGTTCCTGCACCTGTCATAGCAGTTAGCTTGTCATGACTGCCAGCAGCAAAATAAGCTGTTCCATTATTACTTTCCCAAGCGTGTGCGCCTCGAATGGGATTGGCAGAAAACCCATCTTTAAAAGATTGCCAACCACCTATTGGACGTAATGAGCCATCACGCCACCTAACTAAGCTACCATCACGCCATCTGTTACTAGCGTCAAACTCTGTACCGTTACGATAAAAACCAGCTTTTAATTTTAAAGGAACTAACGCCATTGCGCCCCCACCATAACAAACAAACCATTGTGAATTGAACCTACAGAACCTACAGAATTATCATTTGTAACGGTATAAGTAACATTACCAGAAGGTATTCCTGTTTTTGATACCGTAAAACTTGAGCTACCTGTTTGTGAGTCTGTCCTTATAGTAGCGCTTTGATTTACTGTGTTATTCCCAGAATAAGAACGACCTGCAACAATGATTGCTCCATTACTATCTTGTCCATTAAACGTGATACCATGAGAAGTAGCAGGGCTGCTCACGTTATGAGTGCTAACTGTTATTGCAGGGGTTGAACTAATAAAGTTTGTTAGTTCAAATGCTTGAAACTCTGATGGACCTGCTCCTGTTCCAAAACCTGCTCCTGTTACTGCTAATGAACCTGATGCGGTTGTTTCCTTATAAAAAATAGCAACATTACCGCCCCTGTTACCACTGTCTATTGATTTTAAATCAACAGCCTTAGTTAGAGATGTACCCCCAACGCTTACAGTGCTAATTGGCGTTGATGATGTTGTTTGTTGAGAAATAACAGCAATAACAATAATTTTATTTCCGCTAGAAAATGTGTGCGTGCCGTTTGGAAAACTACTTGTGGCCGTTGCATCACGACCTATAAAGTTTACGGCAACTGGCGTGTTGCTAGCACCATACCATTCACTAAAGCTCATATTTGTGCTTGCAGATTTACTAATAAGACCTCTTATATCACTATCATTTATAGACACTTCACTACCTGATGAACCGCCTATCTCAACGTGCATTTGGTCTAAACTTATTGCGCCACTACTCGGCAGAGCCATTTTTTAGTTCCTCTATCTCTGCTTTTAGTTCTTTGATAGCTTCTATTAAAAGACCATGTAATTGATCATATTGAACAGTCTTATATTCAACACCTTCTTGACCATTAAAAACTAGTTTTTGATTTTGTACAGCCGAAGGTAAAACATTCTCTACTTCTTGCGCCACAACTCCTGCGCTTTGCTTTCCATCATCGTTGTAAGTAAAAGTATAACCATTTATTTGCGATACTTTTTCTAACGCATTTTCTATTTTATTTATATCGTGCTTTAATCTTTGGTCTGAAACTGTTGTTGAATAAGCGGTTACATTACCATCAACGTGCAGATCACCGCCATCTGTCAGCCTCATATCTTCTGCGCCAGCAGTATAAAAACGCATACCTACGTCAGCATCATAAAATACATAATCAGCGGTGTTGCCAGTATAAACATCTACGTTGCCGCTTTTTCGCATATCATTATTTAACGTAAAGGTTAAATCGTAGGGGTCTGCATCTGAACCTGTTGATGTATCAGTCCAATCAATATCAATACCGCCACCCTCAACAAACTTTACCTCTTTACCACCTGCAATAGTTACTTCTGTTCCATCGCCATCCTCCAAAACAAATCCAGTAATTGCATTTGTAAGGTCTGAGGCTGTAGAGGTTACAGTAGTGCCATTTATGGTAAGTGTTGTTAAATCAGGCGCTAGTGTTCCAGATGTTCCATTAGCTGCATTTACTATAGTATCGAGAGCGGTGTTGATTGTGTCACCCCACGTTCCCTCACTACCGCCAACCGTAGGTTTTGTTATACTAATAGCCATTTTTTTCTCCTATTAATCTAAAGTACCACGTTAAGCCGCATCCGTCCATATTGCTGGTGGCACAGTAGGACTAAACCATCCTCTAAATTTTACATCAAACCCTGTATAAGTAAAAGCGTGTGGGCTTGTTATAGATATTTTTCTGCCATGCCTTAAAGTAGCACTTTGCCCTGTTAGAGCAAATGTTCCAGTTTCGGCATCAATTTTAAAACCAAATATTACACTGTTACCAGTAAGCGTAAATGTTCCAACAGGATCACCTAGCGATACATGAACATCATAAGTTTGATCTTGACCTGTTAACGTAAATGATCCGACAGCCGCATCTGGACTTAAATTGGCTTGAAAACTTACAGCATGGCCTGTTGTTGTGAAAGTTCCAATAGGCTCTAATACTATTCCTTTACCAAGAGCCGTAACTACATTTTGACCAGTAAGCGTAAATGAACCGCTTTGAATATCATAATCGTAAGCAACAGGCGTTAATAAAGCTTGACCACTTAAAGCAAAAGTACCGCTTGGATATATGTCTGTTATAAGTTTTGCAGCACCCTGCATAGACAAGGTAAACGTACCACTGTTAGCAACTAACGCATAATTTGCGCCACCGCTTGAACCTATCGGGCCTGCGCCTATCGGACCTGCTGCAATAGTCATAACTTATTCTCCTTCTGAAGAAGCTCTTAATTCGTCACAATAACCCTGCAAATCAACAAAAACTGGATATGAATTTACATTGTCACTTCGTGAAACATCTACACTTGTAACTTTATGCACAAAACTTTGCTGCACATTTATTTCAATATGTAATTCAATAAGTGCCTCACCTTTTATTTCAGCAAGTAAATCTTCTAATGCTGTTTTTCGATCTTCACTAAATGCTGTATCAGTAACATCTGTAACATATTGCTCAGTATCGGTTGTAAACTCTACCGCTCCATTTGTTTTTAAATTAAAAGCCTTCATCGCCTATGCTCCATCTTGTGCCAAAATAACTTTCTATAACCATTACTAAAATAAGTTATTAAACTATTTTGTACTTTATTTTGCTTTTTCTTGTTTAACACAGAAACCTCTAAACCTAAAGTTTCTCTCTTAAATGGTATTACTTGGATAAGAGGCGTTCCCCTCGTAATTAAAAATTTACCTTCACCGCCTGTCCAGATAAACGGAAAATGTACATGGTTATAGTATGTGTCCGTATCTACAACACCATCTAAAACCTTAAATCTTTTCTCCATTCTGTTAAACGGTGAAGTAAATAAACAGCTATAATTTTTTGGCGTTTCAATAACCCAAGGATTGTGCCACTTCAAAGGTACGTTGCCAAAAGGCTCATCTTTCATGGGGTGACCCATAACTTGATCATAACTGTGATCTGACATACCTGCCGTTAATTCTTTTTCCGCAAACTCAAATCTTAAATTGTTATTTTCTGCGACAACCCAAACATCGCAATGAAAAGGTATAATATAACCTTGAGACATTGCATCAATAAACGGCAAACATCTTTTTACAGAGCTACTTCTTGGGTGATCACTTAGTGCGGCTGGTAAGCTTTTAAACCAATCTGGCATAACTTTGCCAGATGGATAAGGGTGCGGAAATGCATCAACTATTTCTTGCGTGGCATGAAATTTTATTTTGTTTGCCATCTTATGATTTCATTATAAACGCCAACGTAAAATAAACAGGTGTAGTTGTTACTGAAGTTCCTGAACCAGTAGCGCCAGTTGTGCCAGTGACACTATGCGTATGAGTGCCAGAGTTTCCACTGTTTGCATTAAAATTATGGCTGTGGTCACCTGCTCCGTATGTTGCCACGTTATGACTGTGTGCGCCTGAACTATTCATATTATTTGTTGTTCTTGAATAAGCTGCCTGACCAGGATTTGAAGAGAAAATATAGTTCGTGTCGCTGCCATTGTTATAAGTATAAACAAGGCTGTGATTATGGCTACCAGTGTTTGAAGTATAACCGTTGTGCGAATGGTTTCCTGAGTTGCCTGTATTCGCGTTAAAATTGTGCGAATGATCTCCACCTGCACCTGCTGCAAGATTACCTGTGCCATGAGTGTGGCTTGGTAAATTACCTTCAGCTAACGTAACTGTATTAGAGCCGCCTGTGCTGTTTGTGTTTGTTGAGCCGCCACGACCTAATATAAAACGATCTGTTAAATCAGGAGTACTATTTGAACCATCGCAAAGCTTCCAACCCGAAGGTATATTAGCATTTGTGCCTGACCACATAACAATAACACCAGAAGGCACTGTCGTAATACCAGTTAATGCAGAGCCATCTATCGCAGGTAAAGCACCAGTAAGTTGGCTTGCTGGAATTGTACCCGACACTGAAAGATTGCCTGTTACGGATGCACCTGTTGCAGACACAGAAACCTTTGTAGAGCCTCCATGCTCTAACCTGTTAAAATCGTCATCTATACCAGTAACAGAAACCGTTGCTGTTCCTGAGAGCGTAATTGCCGAACCACTGTTGCTGCTTTCTGTAGGCGTTCTTGTAAGCGTAGTTCCCGAAGCCGTATATGTTCCAGTGCCTATTTCAAAATTAGCACCTTCCTCAATAACATACTGAACCACATCGCCATTCGAAACACCAGCATCAGCAAACGATTGAAAGCCTACAGAAGCACTACCCAAAGTTACCGTACCAGCACCAGTAGTGCTAGTAGTCATCTTGGCTCTGTTAAATAGCTTTGCCATGATGAACTCCTACTATGTAAGTGTTAAGATACCGTTAGTTCCAATATCTACTGTAAAAGTATCGCCATCATTAAGCGTCAAAGATGACCCATAATCATAATAACCAATAATAGGATCGGCTGGGGATGTTGGTGTATCATTGTAGATAATAACATATCTAAATGCTGCAACCGCACCACCTGACGCTGTCAAAACCAAATCATCAGCCGAAAGTTTATATGTGCCTGATGTTTGTGTGCTAGTTACATTTGCTAATGTACGAGAAGATAAATTTGTATAAGATATTTCAGTAACATTAGCTAAAACACCATTTGTATCAGCCGTTGCGTCTGTGCCTGATGTTGGGTCTGTATTAGATAGCGCAACTTTTAGCGTGTCGCTGTCTAAGTCCATTGCGTTTGCTAAGTTAACCACAAAGTCATTAACCTTAGTAAAACTTGCCATTTAGTAGCTCCTTATTTTCATTCTGCGACCAGAGCCGCCAGTGGTTGCTCGTTCACTCTCCGCATTTATATCATTGATTGCCTTTTGATACAATGCACTCCATTCTGCTATTCTATTAGCTTCAGATAAATATGGCGCTGAGTGAATTAAAGAGCCATACAAATAGGCAGAGGGATAGTAAGTCATTAACCAGTTTGTGCTGTTTGTAGCTAAGTCTGGTATTTCCTCATAATACGTTAACTCAAGAGTATGATCACCGTCTGGAGTTGGAAATACTTCAAACGCTTGATCTAAAATTGTATAAACCCTAGGAACACCAACAGTATCAAGGGCTTCCTGTCTTAACTTTGATATTTCTAAAGCACCCACAAGCTCTAATATTCTAAACTCTCCTGAAGTTTTTACCATCCTAACAGGCTCAAGAAAGTTATTTGGCAAAGCTGTGTATTGAGAATCAACGGTTGAAACAACCCTATCCTGCATACGCCAATGCCTAAGTTCTTTGTTTAACTGACCTTCAGCAAGGGTAATAAAATCAGGTATAACTGCCGTTAAATCATCTCTATTTAAAAAATCAGCAATACTTGCTTTTAAATCATCATAGTTAGTTAAAGCCATCTAACAATTCCATCTTCTACGAGCAGCTTTGCCACGTTCACCTGTCCAGCCTCTAGACCTAGCGCAAAAAGACTTCTTACGAGCCTTCTCTTTTGCAGTTAAATTTTTCTTTTTTGTTACAGCCGTTTTTAATTTCGACTTTGGATTTTTTCTTCTATGTGCGGCTACGCCAGCAGCAGTCATGCCAGCGCCTTCTTTTACCGTTCTATAGTTACGACCTTTGCCTTTAGTCGTTTTAGGTATAGCTTTTTCGCGTCTTCTGGGCATTAAAAATTACTACTTACATTTAATTTAAAGACATAACAGCATTCATATATTGAGCTTGCTGTTCTGGCGGCATCATATTAAAATCCAAACCAGCCCTAGCAGCTAAGTCAATCGCCCTAATTCTTGCTTGTTGCATTGCGGCATTATAAGCGCCAGATTGAACATTATTGCCCAACATATAACTTTCCATATTACCCAACCTATAACCCTCTGTAGCAGGATCACTTGGAATGTTAGTAGGGCTAGGCGTAGCGGCAGGCATAGAGCCAGCAGGTTGCTGACCAAAACTCATACTCGGCATTGATCCTGCTGGTTGATCACCAAATTGCATTGATTGTTCTGGCCTTACTCTTGGCCTTGGAATTGTGCCAGAAACAGCCTGCACAATAGGTGACGTATTAGGGCTAACCATAGCACGCTCCATTTGAGAGCCGTATGGTTTTACGCCTAAATCATTAAGCATACCGCTAAAAATACCGCCCTTAAACTCATCACCGCGAGTATCAAAGCCACCGCCATCCATCATATCAAATATAGCAGGAACGTAACGCTTATTTACCTCATCAAAATAGCCGTATCTACCATCAGAGTTAGCTTTTGCACGATCTTCAGCAGAAGTGTTTTGATACCTAGCTGCACCTTTGTTAGAGCCAAGACCACCTTTTCGCTGCGCTGGTGTGCCGCTATGAGCAGCAGCAAAAGGATTAGGCCTTCCAAGTATTCTAAAATGATCCGCAATCTTTTCAGCGTGCGTCATATCTTTTCGCTCTTTACGCTCTTCAGCCATTACTTCTTACCCTTCTTCTTTTTGCTCAATTTCTTAAAATCAGCTTTTGTAATCTTTTTACGAGGTGGAGCAACAGCAGCAAGCTTTTTTTGCTTTGGGCTGTATTTAGAATATGGCATTACTTCTTACCCCTCTTGCTCTTTGTTTTCCAACTTATCCTAGCTGGACCTGTCTTACGTTTAGCCGCTCTCTTAGCAGAGGCGGAACTTGCTTTGCTTTTAGGACGACAAGCAGGGTAAGGTCTACCTTTATCTTTCTTGCCACTCCTGCCGCACTTCTTACCCGTTTTAACATCGCGCCAATCTTCCTTGAACCATTTAGTTAGTCCACCTTTGGGCTTACTAGGCATAAGTACCGCCGCGCTTTTTATACTCTCTTACCAGCCAAGCATTTGCATAAGCCGAAGGATAAACCTTAAACTTACGCTTTGCAGCAGCCTTTACCCTAGCATATAAAGCAGGGTTTTTAGGCTTGGGGCTAGATGATTTACGAGCTTTTTTAGCCATTACGTCCTCTTTCTAGCTTTTTTCTTGGCAGTCGCACTCAACTCAGCAAAATGATATAATCTTTTGCTATTCTTACCATGCGTCTTGCCGCTATGAATTTGACCATTAGGCATTTTGTGCATACCGCCTGTATGCTTTGTGCCATCCTTAAAGTAATGCCCAACACCTTTAGCCATTATCTACCAAACTTTTTAGCTAAACACTGGCCTGCTCTCTTGCAAGCAGCTTTTGTTGGGCAACCAGCGCAAGGCTTAAACTTACTACCGTCCATTACTTTTTCTTTCCACCTTTTTTCTTGCCGCCCATTTTCTTACCATAACCCATAGCTATCTCCTTTTTTCTGCAAAATAACACATTATGCAATTCCACGCAAATTACGTTTTATCTCACCCTTCCAGCTAGAAAATGCACCAGATAATGCAGTTGCAGCATCACTAGCCATCGTTAAACAAAGCGCATCAGCTAAGTCAGGTGAAGCTAACCCACGCTTACGCATCTCATCTTTACTTTCTGCTTTCATCTTGCCAGAAGACGTAAAACTATACCGAATACCCGTTAACTCAGCCACTAACTGATCATCTTTCGGCAACTTACAAGCACGATCTTCAAACCAAGCCTTTGTCTTAAACCACAACTCAGAGCGCAAATTTAAATATGTAGCGCCCATACTAGGCGCTTCTGCAACATTAATACCTCGAACAGGTAAGCCAATCTCACGCAACCTATCAACAACACCAGAGCCAAGTCCAATACTATCAACAAGTATCTCTCTAGGCTGCTTAGAAGGCAATAAAGCCTCATATTCAGCCACAACACGACCCACAGTCTGCATCAAATCTAAGCCAGCCCAAGACCTAATTTCAGTCACAACAGAACCCTGACGCTTACATAGCGCAGTTTTGTCATTACCAAACCTACTAACGTCCAAACCCCACACACTTGGCAGGTTATCATCACCCTCAATGTCGCGGTGTGTAGCCGTTTCAACTAGGTGAAATGGTATGATTGTGTCGTCATCTGCTTGAGGAAACTCGCCTAACACTCTGATTCTAAAGGCATTACTGTCCTCGCCATAGCGCAACTTCATCTCTTCGATAAATTCATCACTCACCAAAGGACTGTCAACGCAAGACCAGCGCCTCGTCCACCAGCTATCTGCAAGCCTGTTTTGGCTCTCAAAAAACGTGCCGCTAGACCTAGTGGGGTTGCTCAACATAATTGTAGTAGCATTATGACCAGACATAGAACCAGCCGCAGCCTCAAATACTTGCTCTGGCACACCACTAGCCTCGTCTACAATCAGCATAACGTGTTCTGAGTGTACACCAGCCAGCGCTTCTGGCGTTTCTGCTCTTGAGGTTCTAGCCGAAATAAACATCTCACTAGGCGCAGACGTATGCTCAACACGGTCAGACTTCACGTTTAACACTTCCTTAAACGCATCAGGTAATTCATTGATCCAGCGTTTCATTTCTGCAAATAAAGCATCAAATAACTGGCTAGAGGTGGGAGCAGTTACAACCACCTTATTCGGGTAGTGCATCAAAAAATACCACAGCATAGCCCATGATGCTGCTGTACTCTTGCCAGTTCCATGACCCGACCTGATGCTGATTTTCCTTTCACCAGAAGCTATAGCCTCAAGAAACTCAGCCTGATAATCTAACGGCTCTACACCAAGCACTTCTCTCACAAACAATGTCGGGCTTCTAGCGTAGCGCTGAGTAAACTCAATCATCGTATTTTGAGACAAGTCATTCATGATCAACAACCTTCATCTTACGCAACGCATCTAAATGCAAATCACCAATGTTAATTTGGATGTTTTGCTGACTGCCACTACCATAACGATTTTTGTTTAAAGATGAAGCTATAAAATTGTGCTGCTGAGCTAAGCCCTTCGCAATGCCAATATCAACCTGATTAACATTCGCTTCACTAATGTCACGGCTGTTCTTACCGTTTAGAGCCTCATCAACCTCAAGCTCACGCCGCTCACGAATATCGTTCAGCATATCAAACGCCGCATCAGCATGAGCATCAGCAACTTGATGCTCTATCTCGCGTATGGCGTTGCCATACTTTTCGTGCTTCACAATATTGCGTCTAAAATAGCCGCGATCTAATCCAAGCTCTTTTGCAATCATAGGTATCGTTTTACCTGCAAGTAATTCTTGCTGCAAAACCTCAACTCCACCTCGTTTATCTAACTCTGCAATAGCTTGTTTGAATTTTGGTTTACCTGCCATGCTTTCCTCATATTATGACTTCGCCCCGTACTGCAACTAATAATAATAATATACTAAAGTAATTATTATTATTATTAGTATTAGTAATAGTACGCAGAAGTATAACTAATAATAATAATAAAAGCTAATAATATTAGTTTTATTAGTGGGGTGGGCGCTGCGAGAAAGCATAATAAAACTCAGGGAGGTTAGATTTTATTAAACAACGCCCAAAAACTGTATAACACAAATTTTTGTGTGTGGGAATGTGTTATAGTAACGGTGGGGGGGAGGGGGCTAGGTAGGGGGGGTCTAATTTTTGTATACCGTTGGACTACTTTGTTTGCAGCTAGTCAAAAACAGTACCGCCAGAGTCAAACATGGGGCGTTGTTCTAAGTTTAACTAAGTTTAAACAAAGTTAAACATTGTTAAACAAAACCTTGCGCTCTGTTTTGTATTGTTTTATTCGCGCGCGCCCGTGCGCAACCTTGTGTCTTTGTCTGTGTCGAGCAGCTTTTTAACAAAAACCAAACAATGCTAAACAATTGAAAACAATTGTATACTAAACAGGCCATATGCTCTGAGAGGCTCTGAGAAGCCCCCAGAATCGCTAAAGGCCTTTTGTAATGCCTAGGTCAAAAAATCTCGTTTCGCTAATATTGAGCAAATTTATGTTTTAGACATTTAATATCGCTATAATATTAAAAGCATTTGACCCAATATTAAATATATGCTTATTAAAGGTATCAAAAGATTTTTAAAAAAACTGATTCGGAAAGGTTAAGCAAATGATTAGTCAAAACATACATAGAGTAGCGAACTTTAAAGTTGAGGACATTAAAGAAGGCACAAGCTGCAATGAAACATTTTATACAAGAAAAATTCTTGTGATTGATAACAAAGGCAACGAGCTTGAATTAACAATGTTTAGCGATGACAGAGACACACTAATTCCAGCTATCAGCGATCAACTAGGTTATTAATAATTGTATCAAAGTGCAGCGTTGCGGCGCTGCATTATCATACAATTCAGTATGGCAAAGAAAGGTTAAAAAAAATGGACAAAAAGACAACTCAAATAATGACAGAGATAACAGCCAGAGTAACATCTGACATGGCAACAGCAGGCCTTGATTGGGTAAAACCTTGGGTCAATGTATTGCAGCACAATCAACCAATGAGTGCTAGAAAACATCAATATAGAGGTATCAATCGAATTAATTTATCTATGATAATGGCCGCTAGAGGTTACACATCACCTGTTTTTGGAACTTGGAATCAATGGACTCAAGACTTAGGTTATGAATTGGAAGGTGCAAAGGGTAAAGGTATCAGAATTGTTTTCTGGTCACTCATTAAATATGAAGACAAGAAAACAGGTGAAGAAAAGGTTTATCCTAAATGGAACTCTTGGGTGGTTTTCAACTCTCAATATGTTAAAGGCTGGAAAGGTGATTTTTTACCTGAAGAAAAAAAGCTGTCTCAAGATTGGAGCGACATTATAGACGCTGAAAACCTTGCCGAGCTATCAGGTGCTAAATTTGTAAATGAAGACGCTAACAGCGCCTACTATCGCCCATCTAATGACACAATCAATATGCCAGCTAAAGAGCAATTTAAAACGGCGTCTGGCTACTATGGAACACTGTTTCATGAGCTTGCCCATTGGACAGGCAGCAAAAACAGATTAGACCGTAAATTCGGGACTCGCTTTGGCTCTGAGGGCTATGCTTTTGAAGAACTAATTGCCGAGCTAACAAGCGCTATCTTATCAGGTCTAACTAAAGTTGACGCTGAGCCTCGTGCAGATCATGCCAAGTATTTAAACGGCTGGATCAAGTGCCTTAAAGATGATCCTGAGGCCATCTCTAAGGCCTGCGGCGCTGCTGATAAGGCTGCTACGTTCATTTTAGAAGCTGCTGAGCAATCAGAAGCAGAAAATCAAAAAGTAGCGTCCTAGGGCGCTACACTAACCAAAGAAAGGCTAAAACAATGACAGTTAAATTAGACTCATTCAGCAACAAAAATTTAAGCTTAGACCATGCAAAAATGACTGCTGACACACTAGCATCAATCTTTAATGATATGATCCAAGCTTCAATAAATTTGGAAGCTACAAACTATGAAGACAAAGAAGCAAAAGAGATTTTCGAGAAAACCTTTTGGCGCATTTATAACACTATCGGATTTATTGAGACCGATAAATTCAGGCATCCGCACCAAGTAGGCCGAGAGGGTAACAATAAGACAATTTTTGAGAAGGCTACTAAATAAATTAATATAGCGCTTAGCAGCGTCTTAGGGCGCTGCCTTGCCCTATATTGATATAGGATAACAAAACAAAGAAAGGCTAAATAAATGACAAACAAATTTGATTTAAATGTGCAGTTCCACAATGGCAAATGGTGGACGGTAACTTGGACGAGTGACACAAGGTACGACAAGCACACCAAACAGCACACTTCTAAAAAGAAGGCTATTGAATATGGTGAAAGGCTACAAAATGATGAGGTAGTTGATAATTTATGCGTCTATACAAAAGACGGTAAATTTGAGTCACAAAGTTCAGTTTTATTTATTAGACCATCAAACAAAGAAAGGTTAAGCAAATGAGATTATATGCAAATGTTCACGGTCAATGGTGCGGTACTCAGATTGAGGCTAAAAAGATTGATGCTCGTTATGTCGAAGTGCCTACTGACAAACCAAACTTAATAAAGTTTTTAAACAAGCTAGGACAATCTTTTATCAATACCGCCATGTCAGAGATAGACAAGGCTAAAGAGATTGGAAAGGCAGAAGGTCACAAGCTTTCCAGAAGCGCTACAAGTGCAAGCGATTTAAACAAGTATGATGTGCATGATGTAGTTTTAAATTGCGATAGGAAGCACCTAGGTTCAGCCCTGAGTGCTATAATTAATCGACTCCATGATGAAGTTAATGAAGCGCAATAACATTATCAGACTAGCCTTTAATTAGGCTAGTTCATAATATTATTGTAATATCAGATAATATTGCTAAACTAATAATACGAATCAAAGAAAGGCTAAAACAATGGACAATAATTTATGGGAAGCTGAAACATGGCGCGATATGTCAGGCAACTTTGTAGGCTACAGAGTTTTAAAGAGAGACAGCAAAGGTCAAGTTTCAGATATTAACTCAGGTTTTGTAGTTGATATTTATAATCCTAAAAGAAAAACTCATATGATGTATGAGAAAGCTTTAAACAGAGCTAACGAATTAAACACAATGAAAGGCTAAAACAATGAAACTTAAAAAATTAAAATCAAACGTCACAGAGTTAACTTTTAGAAATAACTATGATGATTGTGATGTAACTTTATTATTCTCTTATGAAACACCTGTTGCAGGTTATGATGCAAAGGGCGCGTTTAAAACTACTACAAAGTACAGCCCAACAACTACCAAACACATCAATCAATACTTTGGTGATGTTCAACCTCGTTTAGTTGTTCAAGAGTACATCAATGCAATAAGAGACGGAGAGGCTTAGACAATGACACTTGCACAAAAAATAGCTGCTGCAATTGATGAGGCAGCAACACCAGAAAACGCAGCGATATACAAAACTAAAGTAGACAAGTTTTTATTTGCTGAATCTTGTTTAGAGCATACACCATCTTTTCAAGATGTGAAGCTTGAACAGTTTAGTTTAACTTATACGCCAAACCGAGTTGAGAGGGCTGTGGAAGCGCTTGAAAATCGTTTTGATAAAATCAATGCAGAGAAAGGCTAAGACAATGACTACATGGGAAATAATCTGGTTTACTGTAACAAGATTTTTAATATTAACTGGTGTTTTTGCATCGCTGTTTATGGGCTATGCAATCACCGATTTAATGAACGAAATAATTTTAATGATGAAAGGCTAAGACAATGGAACTTAAAGAGGAAATTATTGCAACTATTAGAGTTGCTTTAGAGAACAATAACACGTCAGAAGAACAAGCTTTGCGTTACGAGATGGTTAATTTAATCAAAAGCACAGTAGCGCACGATATGGATTTTAAAATTGAAATAAAAGACTATTAAAATGAAAGGCTAAGACAATGAAAAAAGCATATTTAGTAAAAGACATAAAAATTTCTACTGATAGTTTAGGATTTAGAACAGCAACACACGGTGGAAAAATATTAATAGATAGCGCCCTTTTTAATAGCAGAGAGGAGTGCAGAAGAGAGGCTGTTAAAATAGTAAATGAAATGAATGAGGAAGCGGAAGCTTTCTGGCAAGATTTTGAAGATAGAAAATCAGAAAGGCTAAACCAATGACACATAATCAAGTAGAAGAAAGACACAGCGCAGGGTATGAAGCAGGGGTTGAGGCTATAGCAACTTTATATGACTCAAATAGAACAAATAAATCTAATGAAAGCCCTGAAGCTGCTTTAGCAGGATTACTGCAATCCGTTTTAAACTTTGTTTACTTTGCAGCGCCAAATATAGAGGAAGCTGAAAAGTTAATTAAATTTGCTAAAGATAGCGCTTATGAAAATATGTTAAAGGAAAGGCTAAACCAATGACTACACAATACATAGACGCGACTCCCACATGGGAAAATATAACAACATCTCTTTTGCTTGTTTACGAAAGCGCAAAAAAGCCCAGCGATAAAAGTTGGGCTAGAGATGAGATTTTAAAAATGGCTAGGCTTGCAGATCAATTTGTAGAGCTAACCAAAGATGTAAACGAAACCAAAAGAAAGAAAGGCTAGAACAATGAGATTAACTTTAACTTATTTTGATTTAATGCAAGCGATACACGCGCATTTAAAAAGCAAAAATATAGAGTGGCGTCATGCTGAATATGATGACATTTGGATTAAATTTGAAAAACCAGTTTGGGCAGAAAAGAAGCACAAAAACGGCAAGGTTGTTAAGTGCAAACATGGCTACCCAGAAAGAGAGATTGTTAAATGGGAAACCATAAGTGAACATTTTGGCGAAATGGACGAAATGCACATACATTATGATAAAAACGGTATATATCCGTTTGATGAGAAAGAAAAATAACAATAACCTTTCTTGAGTTAAACTTGACCCTGTTCCGCAGGGTCTTTTTTTTGTGATCCCTTGCCGTATATCCAGCGAATAGAGTTACTTAATTCTGCTATCAGGTGGGTAGCCTCATCAAAAGGTATTACCCCCACTGTACGGCCTTCTGAGAAGATGTGAAGGCCATCTGGATATACAGCCCACCTTATCGCTTGTTTCTTATTTCCATCAGACGCCATTTTATAGCCTTTACTTGTTCATCGCTCCATTCAGGCAGATTAACACCTAGAACGCGCCTACGGTTAGCGAAACCGTAAAGCTCCTCTTCAGTTGTAATACTTGCCAGCTTGTCTTCAAAGCTCTGCAAAGGTTTAATCTTACTTGTTCCATGTTCGAATGTCCTTGCAAGGCCTTTGCTTAACTTGTCTTTTATATAGTTAGAATAATCCATACTAATTTTTCCTACATCATAATAATAATAATACTATTTAGAAAAATAGTATTATTATTAGTTCTATTAATGTTTTGTACTATTTAGATAATAATCAGCTAATAAAACTAATAATTTACTATCTAAACCATTGTTAATAATACAAAACATTTTATTAGTCCTCATCAAACGGATTTTTAATTGTTCCATCTTTATCTACAAACCAAATATAACCTTCATTTGCAGCTATATGCCCAGCGCTGATTAAAGCCGTTACAGCCTGTTTATAAGTCTGTGCAGGGTTAGAAGCGCCTACAAGTTTACCTTTGAAGTGATCCTTAATTGTCTCTTCATCTATGCACCAGTAAGTTTTACCTTTAGGCCACCCTGCACCACTTGGATTAGGCTTGCCAATACCTTCACCTCTAAGCTGATAAAACACTTGCTTAAACAGTAATTGATTCTTGCCAGATATTTTCGGCTTATTGTTTTCTTTTATTTCTTCCTCAGTTGGCTGTCTAATGGTGCAAGTTGTTATTTCATCCCCATCCTCATCTTGCCCAAGCTCCTCTCGCGTAAGAACAAAGTCTATACTTTTGCCTAACTCCATATCTCGTTGCTTAGTTGTTACAGCCGTTCTTATATTAGAGGTGCTATCTAAAGTTATTTCTATTAATGTTTCTGCTGCTGCTACAGCAGAGTAAGAGCCTCGCAAACCTTTGCTCAAGTCTTTGCCAGTGTGTCCGACAAGCATAATATGCACGCCTGTCTCCGCTCGAATCAAATCCAAGTTCGCTAGGAATTTAGAAAACTCTGAATTTGAGTTCTCCTCTAGCTGCCCTTGTGTTGCTCTGGCAATTGTATCGACACACAAAACCTTAACATCGCCATGCTTCTTGCTGATCTCTTTTATAAGAAGCTTAACCTTGGCTATATCGTTCTCATCATTAAATAGATTTATAGGTAAAGCCCTGACTGCAAGTTTAACATTTTTAAACTCTGGATATTTATTTCTAAGCGCAACCAAACGTGTGTTAAACGCTGTACCGCCCTCAGTTTGAAGGTAAAGCACTGAACCGCCTCTAACCTTACAGCCCATCCAGTTTTGATTAGCTCCAATGTGATAAGCCATATCCAGACAGAAAAAGCTTTTCCCTACGTTTGACGCGCCAAACACAATGCTAGTTGTGTCTTCCGATAACCAACCTTTAACTATGTAGTTCGATTGCGTTGGTATTACTGCGTCTTCAGGCATAACTATTTCATCTAGAACGCTAGTAGGTTTTAGCGCTCGTCTTGTATATGCAGCGCCCTCTCTAACATAAACGTCATTCCAATCCTCACCCTCTTCATCAGGTAGGACATATGTTATTCCGTGTTGCTCTAAAGCTTTAGCGCATACCTTACGACCAGCCTCATCATTATCGCCTGCTATTACAAGGCTTACTTCAGGTCTAACTTCTTTGAACGCTTCGATCACATCAATGATATTTGCAGCGTTAAGACAATGTATTGCAGGTTGACCAGTTGCTTCAGTTACAGCAGCAGCCGTAGCAAAGCCCTCGCACAGCCAAGCAAAGTCTTTTATCTTGCCATTGAGTACAGAGAAGCAGCCCTTAAACTTTAACCCAAAGTTAAACTTTTTGTTTCCATCAGCATCAATAAACTGTGATCCCTGCTTCTTACCTGTTTTATCTATGATTGGCACTACAAGGTCAGTCTCATCAATCTCAGCGTTATGTAATTTAATTTTCTTGCGCGTGAGGTACGGATGTATGTCCTCAACTTTGTGCAAGTTAATTACATCTTTTTCTGCTGAGTATTCTGGTAGCAACTTAAAGTCTTCCCTGAGTATTTTAAATATTTGCGCAAAGTCGTTACACTTTCGACAGTTTACACGGATTTCACCATTGTAGTTATTAATTCGAAACCGATCAACTCCACCACAATTAGGACAACCACCGCAATACTCGTTTTCGTTGACCTTCTTTAACTCTAACCTGTCAATAATTCCTGACGCATAATCACTCCAATATGCTGTGGATGTGTTGCGTTTACTCCCTATATCTTGTAACATCTCTACAAATACTCCGCTTTAGGTTTATTTTACTGCTGTCTGGCATTTATTAGCCTTTCTGTCAGACTAACTTATTAAGCCCCCTCGCTTGAGGGGGCTATTTTATTTTAAAAAGGGATTTCGTCCTCAAACTCGTTTTTTGATTCGGTTTCCACTTCAACTTCTTGCTCACCATAAACGACTGTCTCTTTAACTAATGGCGCAGCTTCCTCTTCAGCTTGATAAACAAAACCACCATTAGGATTAGGTTCAAAGTCTATTGGTGCTTCCTGCCTGTCAGCCAATTCGTTCACCATTACATCAGTCAGACGCAAAGTAATACCTTGATGCGCTCCGCTTCTATAAGCATTGATTACAACCTTACAGTTAATATTACTGCCAGATGTTAACTCAAAGTTTGGCGGTAATTTTTTAAGGTTAGAATCAAGCTGCCTTACCTTAGTATTTTCATCGTAGCATCTAAGCTTCATCTTAACGTAGCCTTTACCATCATCATCCTCATCCAAAGGATTACGCATTTCATTTGGCTTTTTAACAGGCTTGCCTGCTTTCTCTTGTTCAGCAACAAACTCTTTCCAAACTTCCTTGATAAGCTTGTCAGCTTCTTGCCATTGCTCATTACTGAGATAAGCATCTAAGTAAAATGCAGCGCCGTTAGCATCCCAATTACAACCAACGTAAGCATTATCTTTATCAGACCAAACGTAAGGTTGATTAAGCTTTGGATAGCGTGCGGTTACATTCATAAATTTATGTTTCATATCATTAGCCTTTCACTAATTAAAATGGTTGCTCTTCAGTAGCTTCCTGAAGATATTGAGGCAGGTGTATAGTATTCTCCATCTCCCACCCTGTTGTAAAGCGACCTGACACTTGACTGTCTAATAGGTCACTCATTGCTTTTAACATACGCTGGCGTGCGTGTGCTAAATACAATTCCGATAAAACGTGCGCCTGACAAATACCTGTCTCTTTGCAAACTGCAAAAAAGATAAACTTCTCAATAGGTATTTTAGCTGCGGCACAAGTATGCAAGTAGAACGCTGCCTGAACGTCATACGACCATGATTTTACATCCTTGAAAAAGGTAGACGGATGTATGTTGTTGGTAGTCTTTATGTCAAAGATTATACCGCCCTTACCTTTATCGTCAGGCATAATCATACCGTCTGGCCTACAGCGTATATCGAGCTTTGTTTCTGAACACTCTGTAAATACAGAAGCTTCAGCAACGAAGCGCTTGTCTTTTAAAAGCTTAACTAAGTATGCGTTTGTCTCCATCGCTTTTGTAGCAATACGCAAAGCATCATCAAAAGTTGCTTCAGGCAAAAGTGTTTTACCTTCTTTGGCAAGCTCCTCTTTCTGCTTTTTAAACTCTTTTGTTCTACCTGAACCCTCACTACGCACAAACTCGCCTTTGTTTGGCTCTAATATAAATGCGTGTACTGCGCTGCCTAACAGCATAGCAGGTGTAGGTTCTTTTCTAGGTAGCTCTTGTTTTATTATCCAGTGTAGCGGTGAGTTCTTAACCACTTCTTTAATATCTGACGAGCTAAAATGCGGATGTAGTTCCGTATTATGGTAATCCTCATTACTCATCTCATAATCAATGTGTGTCATATTTAGCCTTTCTAAAGTCTTTTCATTTCTTTTATATTAAAGAACCCATCATACTGAGGGTAATCCTTCATAAACTTTCGTGAGTACAAAGCAATAAAATCATTACTTATTTTATAGTCCTCACCAGTTGTTACTATCATTGTTTCCCACCTGATACGATTTGCAATAAGCCATGCTGATAACTTTGTATGGCCTTTATTTATTGCTTCGAGTGTAAATCTTTGAAACAACTCGTATACTTTTGGATTGTTTCTATTAAACTCGTTAAACCTATTTAAAAGTGGTGTATATTCATCTAGCATCGTTCCAGTTCTCCCTAGCTATGTAACAAAAAGCTTCCCAATCCATTCTTACTTTCTCTTCATGCAGCGCACCATCTCGCATAAGGTGTTCTAATCGCATAACGACTGTAACAGGTTGTCTATCAAACTTGTAAACTAAAACAGGTTCTTTCTTCATATTCTCTGCGGCTCTTTCTACCTGCTGCCACCAAGCATCTGAATAAGTGTTTCCTGCTTTATACCTCTTACACTCTATTAAATATGGAAAGGTATCGTCTTCGATTAATATGTCTCCTCTATCTGCCGTCCTATACTGCTCTATGTCTCTCTTCACGAAACCCTTGATGTTTAGATCAAGTTGTAAATTCTTACATATTTCTCGCTCGAAAGATG